CATAAAAAATTATTATACTTATGTTTAATTTCTATATACATATTGGAAGGCATAAGATTCTATGCGAGCTTCGCATGCTCATGGGCATTCGCAGAATTAAAACAAATGGAAGGTAATGCAAAAATTATTAAGTTAATTGCTAGGGATGAGAATCTCCACCTTGCAGCAAGCCTTAATATAATTAGGCAATTAATTAAAGATGATAAAGATTTCGTAAAAATTAAAGAAGAAACAAATGATGATGTAATGAAATTATTTGAAGATTGTTTAATACAAGAAGAAGAATGGTGTGATTATTTATTTAATAATGGTTCAATGATTGGATTAAATGGTGGGCTCCTTAAAGAATATGTACGTTGGATTGGAGCAAAAAGAATTAAAAGTCTTGGTTATACTGTACCATTTTCAGTACACCAACATAACCCACTTCCATGGACTGAAAAATGGATAAGTGGGGGGAACGTGCAAGTAGCACCACAAGAAACAGAAATAACGTCTTACACATTAGGTGGAGTTAAACAAGACGTAGATAAAAATTCATTAAAAGGATTAAGTTTATGAGAGCAGTTATATGGAGTAAGAACAATTGTGCTATTTGCGATAGGGCAAAAGCATTATTAGAAAGTAAAAAAATTAGTTATGAAGAAAGAAATATCGAAGATGAGTTTAGTCCTTGGACACCTGAAGATTTTTTTAAAGCAGTACCAAATGCAAGGACATTTCCTCAAATAGAAATTGATGGAAAAATGATTGGTGGATATGAGATGATGATGACTCATATTGAATTAGGAGAGTTAAGTTTATGATATGTAATAATTGTAATAGCCAATCATTTGAGGTTATGGTTAAAGATGAAATGGGATTTGCTACTGAGTCAATTGAGTTGGATGCACCAACTACACATTGTCCTTTTTGTGGGTCAAATTTAGAATGGGCACAGCGTGGAGGTTTCGATGCATCAGAATACGATTACGACGAAGACCGATTGGACACATAATGGACAGAAGTTTACTTCTGATATGGTTGGCGATTATTATGGTTTTGTGTATAGGATTACCAACTTGGCTAATGGATATGATTATATTGGACGTAAATACTTCAACACCGTTAGGAAATTAAATCCTTTAAAGGGTTTTAAGAGAAAACGTAAAGTAAAAAAAGAAACAGATTGGCAAGATTATTGGGGTTCATCTAAAAGATTATTAGAAGATATTGAAAAACACGGAAAACACAATTTTAAGCGTGAAATCATTTGTCTCTGCGACACCCGAGGTCAGACGAATTATATGGAGGCAAAAATTCAATTTGATGAAGATGTACTTTTAAAGGAAAATAATTATAATGGAATTATAGCTATAAAAATTGGTGGTGGTTCTATAAAAAAATTAGCAGAAGGGTATGTACATTTACAGTAAAATATGATATAATATAGATTATGGTATTAGTTGATTTTAATGGATTAGCAATAGGTTCAATAATGGGTTCTTTAAATAGAGGTGAAGGACTCTCTGAAAATTTAGTTAAACATATTATTTTAAATAACTTAAGGTTATATAGGAAAAAATATACTGAAAGTAAATATGGCAAAATAGTAATATGTTGTGATAGTCCATCTTGGCGTAGAGATGTCTACCCAGAATATAAAGCAAATAGAGTAACTGGAAGAGAAAAGGACAAATATGATTGGGGTGAGATTTTTGATTTAATTGACTCAACATTAAACGATATACGTAATAATTTTCCATACGCAGTTATTAAAATAGAGAAAGCTGAAGCAGATGATATTATTGGTGCATTAACTATGCATAAAGCATGTCCTATGGTAGGAGAAGATGTGGTGATTATATCTGCAGATAAAGATTTTATTCAATTACAAAAGCATGGCCATGTTATTCAATGGTCACCTTTATTTAATAAAATGGTAAAGGACAATAATCCAACAAGGTATTTATTTGAGCATCTATTAAAAGGTGACTCAGGTGATGGTGTTCCTAATGTATTAAGTCCAGATAATGTTTTGGTAGACCATATTAGACAAAGTCCAATGACTAAAAAGAAGATGGCAGAATGGTGGGAGAATAAAGATAGGCTCAAAGAAGTTATGCCACAAGAAGTATTTAGAAATTATATGCGTAATAGAGAAATGATTGATTTAGAGAGAACACCTAAATCGATTAAAAAGGAATCTATTGACCAATATGAAAACTATAAATACCCTCAAAGGAGTAATATATTAACATACTTAATTGAGAATAGAATGAAATTATTAATAGAAAATGCTGGAGAATTTTAATGGAAATACATGAAGTTTTTACAGAGTTAGGAAGAAAAAACGATAGGGAGAGTAGAGCCAAAGTTTTATTAGATAATGATAGCTTAGCATTAAGAACTCTTATGCGTCTTAACTATGATAAAACTATAAAATTAAATTTGTCTGCTGATATTGAATATAAACCTGCAGTACCACATGAAGTTTATACAACAATAAATATGGAGACTAAAAGATACGCAAAGTTGGCTAATGAAAAATTAAATAGAACTCAAGCCGATGGTATTTTTAAAACTATGTTAGAATCTCTTGACCCAAGAGAAGCTAAAATTTTAAACGCAGCCAAACAAAAAAAATTAGCAGTTCGTGGTTTATCAAAAAAACTTGCAATTGAAGTTTGGGGAAATAGGATATTTAACTAATGGCTAATCAAGATGTAATGAGTATGAGACATATTGATGGTCATGTAGTTAAAGAAGATGACAGATATTTAGTTCGTGATAATACTGAATTAAATAATCTTGTCGTTAGTTCTACTGATTTAAAACCAGGTAAAGCAACATCTGGTCATAAACATGAAGGACAAGAAGAAGTCTATATGTTTATCGAAGGTGGTGGTCATATGTGGTTAAATGAAAAAAAGTTCCAAATTCGTGCTGGCCAAATGGTACTAATTGAAGATGGTGTGTTTCATAAAGTAGAAGCTGGCGATGAAGGTGCTTATTTTGTTTGTATATTTGATGGTAATAGATATCATTCGTGAGATATTTCGAAAGTGATGAAGAGCTTAAGGAATTCTTAGAATATTTTAAAAATGAATTACCTGACCCAGAACATCACCCACAAAAAATTATGTGGCTTGTTAGATGGTGGAAAGGAATAGTTATAAGGAATAGAGATGCCAACGTACACATTCAAGAGTAATGAAACTGATGAAGTATGGGAAGATGTAATGTCTCATACTAAGCTTGAAGCTTATTATAAAGAGCATAATTGTGAACAGGTTATTGGAGTACCTACAACCATTCAAGGTCGAGGTGAAGGTAGACTTAAAACAACTGATGCCTTTAATGATAGGCTTAAAGAAATGCATAAGAAAGCTGGTAAAAAATCAACTATGGGTGAGACTATTAGATAATGTTTAAACACGAACCAGTTGACTTAGGTTATAAAGACCTTAAATCAGTCACCAAAACTAGCGGAAGGAAATACTCTACACCTAAAGGTGACTATCCATCAATTACAACAATCCTTGGCCAATTAAGTAAGAAAGCTATTATGGAATGGCGAGATAGAATTGGTCATGAAGAAGCTAATAAAATTTCAAGACAAGCTGCTGGTCGTGGGACTGCAGTTCATGCAATGTGTGAGAAGTATGTAAATAATGACCCTGATTATGCAAAGGGTGCAATGCCTAATATCCTATTCGATTTTAATAGAATTAAAAATATATTAGATGACCGTATAGGAACAGTATATGGACAAGAATTACCATTATATTCTGACCATTTGGGAGTAGCTGGGAGAGTGGATTGTATAGCAGAATTTGATGGTAAATTATCAGTCATTGATTATAAAACCTCACGTAAAACAAAAAAGAAAGAATGGATTGAGAGTTATTTTATGCAAGAGTGTTTTTATGCTATTGCATGGGAAGAGAGAACTGGTCAACCAATAACACAATTAGTAACAGTCATATCTGTAGATAATGCTCCACCTCAAGTCTTTATAGAACATAGGGATAATTGGGATAAGCAGCTAGTAAAAGTTATAGAAAAATATTCTACATAAATCCCCTTTAATAGAAAAATAGTACTTTATGCGCATAAAGTTACACGCCGCCGTAAAACTATGGTATAATAGTACTATAAAATGAAAAAAGGACATATATTATGGTTATAACAGATTTAATACACAGATTGGTTGGACGTTCAGACCATGTTTGGACTGAACCCGAACACGGTACTTTACATATAGGTTATGATGGTTGGGAAACAAGACGAGAAACTGTTCGCTCAATATTGCAACAAAGCGGTGTTCGATTAAGTGAAGTTGAACGCTTAAGAGAATGTGGAGTTGTTTTGGATGTTATATTAGATGATTATCATGTTGGACTTAGGTGTAGTTTAGAACAAGTCTTATTACATTCAGATTGGGACCGAGAAACATTATTAAGATGGTAATGCTTGGCCTACTGACTCGTCGGAACTGGACCCATAAGTTCTTACACGAAATGGCAAAACTATGGTATAATATTATTATATACAATAAAAAAGGAACCAAAAATGTTTAAACCAACTCTAAAAAATAAATTAATTGATATTGATTATGAAGACAAAAATGTCATCTTAGCTAAATATTATAACAAAAAGGACAAATATGGTTACCCTATGCATAATGGGCTTACTTACATTTATACATTTGATGAATATTATAAAGATTGGAAAGTTCATGCAATTATTGAATTTGATTTTATGTCAAACGGATGGTGGTATGGTTCAAACTTCTTCGATTCACATGAAGAAATAGCAAAGTTTTGGGCTGAAAATATGTTTATCCCACCTAGGGAATTTATTTCTAAAGAAGAAAAACGACAGAGAGAAATAGATTCTTTAATTAACCAGCATATCTGTGAAATGTCAGAAGGTATGCATTCACTATCACACGTAGGAGCTTAATATGACACTTGATGAATTAATGATGAAATATAAAAGTCCAGACAATGAAACAAGTTTGGCAAAGGGAATACCAATAAAATTACTACCTTGGTTTCAAGGTGAATTTAGTTCACCTTCACGAATAAAGGTAAGGTATATATTTAGAGGTGTATCAATACCAGGTGTGTATAAACGTCCACAATCTTGGTGTCATAAAGCTATGGCAGATACATTTGCAATTTATAAAAGGAGTTCATATGACTATTAATAATTTTTTAGTAATAATGTTAACTATGGCTAATGCCATTATTTGGAGTTGGGCTTTAATGGAGATATTATAATGTCATTGATGAATGAAATGAGATTAAAAGGAATGATTGCAAATTCATTACGTACAACAACAGTGTCAGAAGTTTTTAAAAATCCTGATAGAGTAAGGCAAGAATTTGCCAGTTGTGGAGAAAAATTAATTAGAAATTACTTTAAAGGTAATATTCGTCATGGTGAAGGTTATGATGTTGAAGGCGGTGATGGTAGAACTAAAGAAGTAAAATCGACAGGTGGTCATGAAGGTAATAAATGGAAACCTAATGGTTCATTAGCTGTTGGTGGTTTATATCCTAAACAAGGTAAATGTGATGATATTTGTATTGTTGATTTTGCTAATGAACGCGTTTCAGTTATACCAAATGAGGTATTTTTTAAACGAGCAGAGTTAGGTAAAGCACATAAAGGTTCATTTAGATGGGATGTAAATTATCATCCAAAACGTAAAGGTACTGCACTTGATAATAACACAAAGTTATTTAAAGAGTATGAAATCGATGCGAAAAAAGAATTTATTAAATTAGGTGTAGAGGACTTATTATGAGATGGGCTGAAGCTACAATTGAAAAGCGAAAGCTAAAAGGAATAAGATTACGTTCCGCAAGATTATGGTTAGACGAAAAAGGGTTTCACCCATTTCTTGACCAAGACGAATTATTAAGACCAGATATGCAAAAAAGTATGTGTTGTGCATATGATGAATTGCCTGAAGAGGCTTGGTGTTTAATGGATAATTATGACCGCGATAAAGCAAAAAGGAGTAAATATGCTACGTGAAATAAAAGATAAAGTAATTTTAACTGACTGCGATGGAGTCCTATTAGATTGGGAATTTCATTTTTATCGTTGGTTAGAAAAGACTAAAGGTATTCGTAGAATACACGAACATTACAATGTTGGAAAAGCATGTGGAATTCCACAAAAAACTGGTGCAAAGTATGTCAACATGTTTAACAGGTCTGAAGAGATGAAAACATTATCTCCATTACGTGATGCTGTTAAATATGTTCGTAAATTGCATGAAGAGCATGGATATATTTTCCATGTTATTACTTCGCAAACCAATTGTAAACTCGCTCAAGAGTATCGCAAAGAAAACTTAAGAAATGTGTTTGGCGATGTATTTGAGGGGTTTACTATTCTAAACACTGGTGAAGATAAAGACAAAGTCTTAATAGAAGACTGGGCTGATACTGAATGTTGGTGGGTAGAAGATAAGGCAGCAAACATTAAGATGGGTAACGATGCTGGTCTTGCAGGTATTTTAATTGAACATTCTTGGAATAAGGGTAGTGATTATCCTTGTGCTAGAGTGAAAAGTTGGAAAGAAATTTATAATATTATTACAGGAGAATAAATGGCAAATTTAGTAACTAATAAAGAACAAGAGACTGCTCACTTACGTGGCAAATCTAAATTTTATGTAGCTGGTTGGGTTGCAAATCGTGAATGCGAAAATCCACAAGCATTACCTGAGTCTTGTAAAGGTGATAAAACCGTTGAAGAATGGCATAAAGAATATCTTACAGGATACGGTGATTCGGTTGCAAATGGAGAGTGTCTAATGAAAAAATAATATAAATAAACCTATATCACATGATTTATAATGGCGAAGGTAGAAATGCAGTTCGAAGCACTAAAAGCTAAACTGAATCACATCGGAATGATGGGACAATGGTACCAACGCTATGATATATCTGCATCGGCTTTAGAAGCAAAAGGAATAATTGAGGATATTGAAAAAGAATTAAATAAGCCTCATATTTTAGACCGTGGATGGCCAGGTGCAATGAGTAGAAAATAAGTGGAGGTGACTATGGCGTTAATGGAAGATATTGTTGATTTTTGTAAGAAAGAATTAAATATACCACAAGAGATTTTAGTCTCTGTTTCGGTTGAAGATATATCGGAAGACAATGTTAAAGGTTGGACTACTGATTCTGCTGAAGATGATGAGTACGACATTGAAATTGATACACGTCTTGGTTTTAAAGAAACTATCTTAACCGTATGCCATGAAATGGTACACGTTCAACAATTACACGAAAATCGTGAGTTAGACGAAGTCGAAGCTTACGAAAAAGAGGAAAGCTTATATAAAAAGTATATAAATAATCCTCAGTAGTTCAATCCCTACTAAAAAAAGGATATTTTTTAAAAAATAAAAAGGAAAGCATATGTTTAAAAAACTATTAGTCGCGACGGCGGCAATGCTATTATCTGCAACTTCTGTTGCGGGCATTAGCTTATCAGGGTTATACGAAGGTACACTAGATTCACATGGTGCGTACACTCAAGATATAACTACTACAATGAAAGGCACATCAGGCAACTCGAGCGTTACCGTTGTACTTGATGAATCTTTTGACGTAGATGACATGTATGTAGAGACTGTTACAAGTGGTCTTACACTAAAACTAGGCGATTGGTCAGGTGACGATCCTGATTCAACTAAATTATCTATCTCAGCAACTGCTGCAGGTATGACAATTGGTATGAGCCAAGTTTCTGGTGGCTCAACAGAAATTAATGCGAGTGGTTCACTTGCTGGTATGACTGTTGGTGTTACTAATCTGACATCTTCAGAAAGAGAAACCACGGCTACTGGAACATGGGGTGGAGTAACTGTAAAAGCAGTACATAATACTGTAACAGCAGGTACAAACCTAGAAACAACTGTTTCAACTACTATGGGTGGCTTAACATTAAGTGGTACTCATGATTCAAATGCAGATGGCACCTCAAAAAATGAGGGTTCAGTATCTAGAGCTCTAGAAGGTTTAGGTACAGTTAAATTATCAGCTAGTAAAACAGGTGCTGGTGTTAAAGAAACTGGTGTTTCATTGACACGTGGTATTTGGACTGCTGATTGGACTAAGACAGGAAGCGCAGATGGCGTTACTACTCTTAAAGCCAGCCTTGCGTTTTAAAGAACATTCTTTAGACAGAATGTGACTCCAGGGGCCGACACTCTTAGCGGCCCCTTTTTATATGGATTGCTTAGAACCTATAAATGCAATATATTTAGATAATACCGACAGTGGTTATAAAATTCAACCTTGTTGTTTATATAACGGAACCGTGGGTACAGTGGATTCTATTGACGAAATTCAAATCAAAAATCAAGAACTTTGGCCAACATTAAATTATGAAAAAAGTTGTATCGCTTGTTTGTCTAAAGAAAGACACAACGAACACAGTAAAAGGTTGGAAAGTCTTAAACGAGTTACACACGAGAAAGATTTAGTAAGATTTGATATACGTCCTGGTAATACTTGTAATTTAAAATGCGTTATGTGTACTCCAAGAAATAGTTCAGCTTGGCAACAAGATATAGAATTATGGACAAAATATAATAGTGATTATAAAGATAGAAGAAAAGAATTAGATTGGGAATGGATATACTCAAAATGTATTAATAAGGCTGAGGAAATATATGTTGCTGGTGGAGAACCATTTTATATGAAATCAGTACAAAAGTTTTTAAAAAAGTTATCTTATCATTCTTGGAATTGTGAAAATACAAATATTGTTATTCAAACAAATGGTATAAGTAATACACCAAAATTTTTAGAGATATTATCTAAATTTAAAAAATTACATATTAGCATAAGTATAGATGGTTGGGAAGATGTTAATGAACTTATAAGATTTCCTACAAAACATAAAGATGTAATTAGGGGAATAGAAGAAATACAAGATGTAGAACCATATAAGCTTGACTTTAATATAACTGTACAAGCAATGAACCTTTTAAATATTGATACACTTATACAAAATATAGGTTCATATAATTATAATTTATTTAAATTGATTAATCCATTTTATCTTTCTATTAATTGTTTAAAACCACAAGTAATAGAAAGCTGTAATGTTGAATCAAAAGAATTGCAAGATTTTATTGAAGATTATGAATACGACAGTGTACATAATAGTAAGATGCAAAAATATTTATTAGACCTTGATATATTAAGAGGAACTAATAGTCGTAAAATTGTCCCTTGGTGTTATGTATAAATATTAATATTATTATGGAGAAAATTATGGAAGAAATCATGAATCATAAAAAATTGATGGGTGAATACTATAAGGATGATGGTAGTGTCGCCAAGATATATCAAGTTATAAATGGAATGGATGGAGAACATTCGTTTTTTTCAATAACATATAAAGATGCATCTGGTAGTCGAGTAACAAACGAAGATTTTAAATATAAATCTTTAAGGTTTGTTGAGGATGCCGCAGAAAATTGGCAACGCGGAATTAAACAATTATTAACGGAGTAAGAAATGTCAGATTTCGATTTTGGTTTTACGTTAGTTGATGAAGATGAATTAGATGTAGCAAAAGAAGTAGCTTCATCTGCAGCATCAACAAAGACAGCGCAAGACAAATTAGACAATTTATATAATGCTATTACACCTTTACTTAATAATCTTAAGGCTAATCCTGAAAAGGAATATATTAAATGGCCTAATAGAGTTGATAAGGTAGAAGCATTTGAAGGTCAAATATTAAAAATATATAAAGGATAGTGTATAAAAATTCTATAGAATGGCAAGAATGGCTAGAAAATAATCAACATAAATTGATATTTTATAGTTATCG